CAGCATTACTAAGCCTAAACCTAACCAGTAAATCATAGCCCTACCTCCCTTGCCTGTTGGATAATCTCTGTTATGTCTATCGTTTGCCCTACTAGGTGAGCGTCCTCTTCGTCACTATCCCACGCACTTACCAGTATGCGTGAGCCAAAAGGTGCTAGGTATAGCCATTGAATAGCTGACTTAGCCTCTCCCCCACCCCAGCGGATAACGTTATCAGGCTCTACCACTTCATAGAATAGAATCAAGTCCGACTTTGGTGGGTGCATACTGTCTCCCATAAACTTTGTACCGCTATCTAATAAGCGTAATACTCTACCGTCACTCACTCTTGTCCACCTCCTCCCATACAAAACCCTCTGTATTCTTACTCAACTCACCTAGTATGGTGAACCAGCGTTCGTTTAACTCTATAGTTACTCGGTACTTACTCATTATTGTCTCCCTCGGCCAAACCAAATAGGCGCGATAGCGCACTATTGGCACGTTCTAAGTTTTTGATAGCTCGCGCTATCTCCTGCTGCTGTATATCTATCTCTGCTTGATTGAGGCATAGTTCTACTTTAGCCTCTAGGTATTCTTTATTCATTTTTCCCTCCCTCGGATGTTGGTAGGCACAATACGCACCACGCTGTATCGTTGCCCTCTTTCCCTCTGACTTGCCATAAGCCCTCAACGTCTGCCCATACTATGTCGTCTCGATCTAGTGGGTCACCACACCTAAAGCATTTAACTGGTGGCTCAAACTCTTCTGCATAAAATACTGGGTCGTTCCAGTCTGGCTCGTAGCTCATAGCTCACCCGCGTCGATCTTGTGCCACTGGTGATAGTTTTCGATCAGCTGCTCCACGATAGCGATACAGTCCCCGTCGGTATACTCGAAAGGCTGCAAGCCTGCCACCTGAGAGATTAAGTCCCAAGTCTGCCCGTCTATGGTGTCGATACCTTCCACGTGGTCGCTGAAAGCTGCGTAACTATGCGCCAGCTCCACTAGTTGCTCGTCGTTCATTCTGTAACCTCCTTTGGGCAGTCTTCGTACGGGTTTTCTTGTCCTTCGTTATCTTCGCAGCTGCACCAGTTGAAGCGTTCAACCTGCGTTGCGTGGGTAAGCTGAGCGAGTTCGCTCCAGCTGATAGCTTCGCACTCGCCACAATAGCAAGCACCTAATTCTCCCTTATTGCACTCCTCTTTTGTGAGTGTGGGTTCCCATTCTTTCATTATCATTTAATAACCCTTTATCTCTTGAAGTGAAGTAGTAGATCTACTTCCAGCAACCTCCAGCGCGAACGCTGGAAGCTGCTAGCTGGTTACCTACAAGCTACCGACTAGACATTGTGCTGCTGAACCGATACAAGGACCAGTCTCAGTCCACCAGACGTTAGCTGATACCCAAACCAGTGCCCAGATCGCTACAGCTGCGAGCAGTCCCAGCACGAACCAACCAAGAGGAGTCACGCTACGCATTAGAGCCACGCCTGAGAAAGCAAGTAGCCAGCGTCCCCTATTGGAGACTCATCACGAAATAGAACGCGGGAAAGGGTGTAGACAGTGTGAAACCCCATATCCATCCCAGCACCACCGACACGAATGGCGCGGGATCCGTTGACCTCTACCAAAGACCAACCAAGAAGAACGGAGGCGTAGTAGGTCAGGTCTAGGATCTTTCCATCTTTAGCGACCTTTAGGGACATCGTGCGACTCATTCCACTAGAAGAAACACTACGCAGGACGGTGTAAACGGTATCCCCTTCGTTTAAGTAGTGACTCAATAACTGCTCACGAGCATATTGAATGTCTAGTTCTTTTTGCGCTTTCTTGCTTATTGTTGCTGTGCTCATTAGATAGCCTCCTTTAGATAGTAGCCGAATGTCTGGTATTGCTTAATCAGTCTCTTTACTGCTGCTGGTGTTAGTTCGCAAGCTGCGAACACTTCGCCAGTTTCAATGTTGATTAGCTTGGTGTAAGTCTTAACTCTGCTCATTAGATAACCGCCTTGCCTTCGTTGATCTTGCCAAAGCATCCGCAGTCCATTAGGTCAGGGTGACCGCAGCGAATATAAACGCCGTTTTGATACCAAGCTTGGTTGTCGTAGTCGTAACCGTTTAGTGCTGTATTAGCTGACATTCTCATAGTCTTAACCCTTTCGTGGAAGTTGTAGGAGTTCCACTGGCTTCAATGTACTACGGGACTATACCTGTTGCAAGTATCAAGAGCTCTCGACGTGTCATTTATCCAGTGAAGTGCATCACATAACAAGGTAGACAATAGGCTTCGTTATGTCCAAGGGTTGGCAGCTTGAAGCTGGCAGCTGGTAGCTATCAGGTCGCAGCTTGTCGCGGTTGGCTTGGTGATCTGGTACCAGTTCGCAGCTGCTTATCGCTGGGAGTTGGTAGCTATTAGATAGTTGCAAGAATAAAGCGGTTACTTAATCGGGCTAGGCGCGGGTTATTGAATTGTGCCGTAGGTGTAGCAAGACCTTTAACCCTTGCCAATACGGACAGACAGACAGCCCGTAACTGTCTAACCGTCTACCATAGAGTGAGGGTCTGGCAGCAGGCAGGGGCACCCCCCGTTGCTGAATTTTACACGGGGTATAGGTATATACCGTAACAAAAAATATTTGCTAAAGTGAAGCTGTAATACGGCTTTGACCTGCGGTTATATCTACTGTGTTACACATCACATTCTAAAAACGGGAAATGCGTTAAATTTCCTGCCTTATATATAGTAAGGGGCTTTAATAGGAAAGACCCTGAGCAGTAACGGTATGGCCTCTAGCGAGGCCCCTAGGCCGAGTGCTAACTTACCCCTCAGTTCGCTGTGGCTCCTTCGGGCGCTAAGCCCGACCTGCCTAGTACTTTTAGTGGGGATAGGTCTATCTACTGGTAGATGAAACCTTCCTCGACTAGTATAAGGAATCTCTGATTCCGTTCGAGGCCTACGCGCCTCGTAGATAAGATCCGATTCCGGCCCGTCCCCAATAAATTTTAGGAGATCACGTGGCTGACAATAGTGCTGATATCGCCAAGAGAATTATCCTTGGCTGTGTAGCAGAGGGTATGACCATTGAGGCAGCTTGTGCCTCGGCAGGCAAATCCATTAAGACCTACGAGTACTACCGTAGAACAGACAAGATCTTTACTGACAAAGTTGACCGAACCCGCCTTGGCCTCAAGGACAAGTCCTTTGCAGCCTCCGATGTACACGACCTTACCTTTGCCGAGTTTCGCCAGAAGTACCTACACTCCCGCACCTTTCCACACCAGCAGAACCTCATCGATGTAATCGAGGGTAGGGAACCTGGATGGCTACATCCCAGTATGAAGTATGAAAAGGGTCTGGCTAATAACCGCATCCTTTTGAATATCCCGCCCAACCACGCCAAGTCTATGACTGTGACCATTGATTACGTCACTTGGCAGGTTTGTCAGAACCCTAACTTTAGAGTACTCATCGTATCTCAGACCCAGCAGTTAGCTGCAGACTTTCTCTACGCCATCAAGCAACGCCTGACTCATCCAAATTATGAAGCACTCCAACAGGCTTACGCTGCTGGCGTAGGGTTTAACTCTAAGTCTGCCTCTTGGCAGGCAACCCGTGTCACCTTTGGTGATGAACTCCGTGAGTCATCTGAAAAGGACCCGAACATCGAAGCCGTCGGTATCGGTGGTCAGATCTACGGTAAGCGTGCAGATATGATTATCGTAGATGACGCAGTTACCTTAAAGAACGCTAACGAGTTTGAGAAGCAGATTCGCTGGTTAACCCAGGACGTACGCTCTCGTTTGAACCCTACTGGTAAGTTGATTATTGTAGGTACCCGCGTTACCGCAGTAGACTTGTACAAGGAACTACGTTCCGAAGACCGCTACCCTGGTGGCTTGGTCCCTTGGACCTACCTTGCAATGCCAGCCTTGCTGACAACGGATGAGAACCCTGATAAGTGGGAGACTCTCTGGCCAGCATCAGATGCTCCATTTGATGGACAGACAGAAACAGATTTAGATGAAGACGGCCTCTATCCTAGATGGAATGGTCGCAACCTTTACAACGAACGTCAAGCAATGGATGCATCCACTTGGGCGCTGGTTTACCAGCAGCAAGATATCTCAGATGATGCAATCTACGATCCAGTATGTGTAAGAGGTTCTATTGATGGTATGCGTAAGTCAGGTCGCTTGGTTCCTGGTAACCCAGGCCATCCGCGTGATGTCAATGGCTTTTCTTTTATTTGTGGTCTTGATCCCGCTATGGTTGGTGATACAGCCGCCATTTGTTACGCTGTTGATCGCGCTACACATAAACGCTATA